AAGGGCTAGAACTATACTGGGAATCATCTTCCATATCCTGTTCCCAATATTTCTTTTCGTAAGACTCGCCTAGATCAATAGCCTCATTAACAGACTCACCTCTAAAGAAAGGTCTAGACTTTAAGCCACGCATCTGTGAGCGTGTCATACGGTGACGCTCTACTACATACTCAGCCTCATCCATGTTGTATGCATCAGGATCAGGGTAAAAGTTCCAGATAGATACATGACTAGTAGATGGTACAGTCTTAATTAAAGGATCATAAGAACCTTCATCATCCCAATTAGGGTACTCTTTGTCAATAGCAAACGGACCCTTCATAATACCTGTACCAAAGAGTGCCATCTCAAATGCAGTATGACGTAGTTGCTTATTAGCACCACTCTCTTCTAACTGATCGTGGATCTTCTTTTCCATCTTCTTAGCTGCAACCATAGCAGGATGGAACGTCACTGTACTTTGTGAAGTACCTGGACCTTCAACAACCTTATCACCTAACTGCTCTAGCCTGTCCTTGAGTGGGCCTAACCGTTTCATACGATCAAACATAGTCTCGCCAGGCTTTAGCTTTTCATCAGGGTCAAACAAAAAAGAAACCTTAGGTTCTTCACCAAAGGCTGCATTAAGTTCTTTCTGTCCTGCTTCTGCATTAGGGTCAATGTTAATGTGTACTGACTCAGCTACACCATCAGGTAACGTTGTAGGATTAACTGTAAGAGGAAAGCGTGAGCTACCAAACAGTACATCTACAATCTGACCATACGCAGCTAGAGTTTTAGTTTTAGTAACTTTGACAAATACACGAGACTTTTCAGTTTCAGTAAATTGTACGTCAGAACCATACAGACCACGGTAATTACGGTAAGCACGTAGCCACCTGTTTTCATCTGTGTACCTTGAGTCTTCTGCACGTTTATATTTCCCTGTTACAAAAGAAACTAGACTAGGTGCATCTAACTCATCACCATCCTGTATGACAGAAACCTCATCTGTTTCAAACAGTTCGCCTTGATCATTTTCATTTATTGCCATATCTACTAGTATCCAAATGTTGAGTCAGAAGCTTGAAACCCTGAACGTTGTGACATAGGGTTGAAATCCCAAAGTGAGCTACGTGGTCTTGTCATTATACCATACCTTAAAGCATCATACAAGTGATCTTCTGCATTTGTATCAACATCTTCATGGTTCTTTTTATCTAAAGGTAAACCAGGAAGCTGAGCTATCATGTTGGTACAGGAAGAAAAGAACACGAGTCTTGGCTCCTCAGTGAACTCATCTACCTGTAAACGGCGGTGAAGCTCGTTTTTACCTGCAACCCTAGAACCTTTTGAACGATCAGAAGGACGCCACCTACATCCTTTTGCATTCATCTGCTCTGCCAAAGATGGGCCTGTGTCTCCACGTTTATGCCACAGGGAACTGTCTAACACACCGTATCTAATACTACTATCACTACTTTCAATTTCAAGTATCATATCTGCTAAATCAGTAGCTGTAACTTTAGAACAATAGAGTTCTCTATATACAATGAGTTGTTCAGCGGGAGATACAGCAATCCAGACAACTCCTGTAAAGCTCCCATAGCCGTAGTCACAAGCTCTAAACTTAGTCCAGCTTCTTGGTATATCATAAGGCTCAATTACATGTATCTTTCTGTTGAACTCAGGAAACGCTGCTCCTTCATTTACATCCCAATTACCCTCAAGTAATTGCTTTCTTTGGTGTTCAGGTAGCGAGAGTAGCATAGCTTCGTAGTCACCACTCTCAGCTAAGTAAGGATTATCAAACAGACTAGCAGGTATGAACCTTCGTTTGAATAGGGGTTGTCCAGCTTTACTATGCCCTGATGGAAACTTCAGTACCTCACTAGTCTCAATGTCCGTTGCCCAGAACGCTGTATTAGGTTTAGCTGGATCAATGAACATCTTCTTTACCCAAGCATGTCCTAAACCGCCAGGGTTAGTTGTAGCCCTCATGTACAAACCTAAGTCCTTGTTTGCACTACGTAAACGTGATCTCATGTAGTTCCACGCAAAGGGTGACTGCCACTGCGTCAACTCGTCAAACGCTACATAGTTAAACGCCTGTCCTTGGTAACGCATAACGTCTGTGTCTCTGTCCAAGTATGACATCCATAATGTGCCACCTCTAGGTGTAGTCCACTGACTCTTACGCTCAGACCACTTAATTCCAGGTATAGCCTTAGGGTACAACTCTTGGCTTTTCTGTATGAGTTCTCTTAGTTCTTCTGTTGTATGACGTACCAACAGCCCACTAAAGTCTGGACTGTTCATGTTCCTTAAGGGGTCTGCTAGTGTGGCGTAGCTCTTGCCGCCTCCTGCTGCTCCTCCATAAAGTACTTCACGTTCACTAGACGCTAGGTATTGTGTCTGTGGGCCAGGGTTTGGCTGAAAGACTACGTTCTGTGCCGTTGGTACGTCATATTCTTCATGCTTAACTTGCGCTGGGCTGGTCTTCTGTATCACTGTCTTCTTCGTAGATGAAGTAGCCTGTTCTTTCTTTTTCGAGGATTTCGATTTGGTGTAACGCTTTTTGGAGCCGCTGGGCATACTGGCGCTTAATTGTAGTAAGCCTTTTTCGCTTTCTTTCGACATCTAATCTCTTCTTCAACCCATCATGTGTTATGCTTTTACCAGACTGAGTAGTAAGCCATGCTGCCACTTGTCTTAAAGTGTATTGCTTTACGTGCTTCCTTGCAAGCTCTAATAGCTCTAGTTCTTTTGGTATAGGCTTTAGCCATTCATTATCTTCTGGGTCAACCTCATATCCAAAGGGTATGTACTGACTTACCCTTGGTATGCGCTGCCAGAGCTTAACCTTAAGCGGTACTTTAGGTAGCATCCAGTACGCATAGTTTAGAGGTCTTTCTTTTCTAAACGTCAGCATCTTCACTGTTTTTAGGTGGCAAGATAAACAAACCACCACTTGACTCTACAGATACTTTCTCAGTTTTAACTACACCAGCACGATCTAAGATCTGACCTGCTGCCATCATCTTCTCTTTAATACCTAGCTGGGTAGGATCGTCCAGAGCAGAGGCATATGCAACTGCAGCCTTAGGACCAACTCTTGACATATACGTTTTAGTTGCATCAAATATCTCATCCTTTAAAGACTCAACAATAGCTGCAGTTGATGAACCCTCATTGTAACCTGCTAGTTTCTTAGCACGTACAACATCACCACCTGCTTCTTCAAAAAGAACTTCAAGAAACTTAGCTTGGTTTTCTGTAAGATTACGCTTCATGTTACTTTCCTGTAGGCTCTGGTTTTCTTTGCAACTTTTTTAGGTTGAGCCACAAACTGCTTACCCTTAGCAGTGCCTTTTCGTTTAGCTCGTGAGGTAGCAGCATACTCAGAAGAACTAAGAGACTTAATAGCTTTCTCAGGTAAGTATCTCTCACCTGTCGCTTTTGAGCCTTGCGTAGATGGCTTCCCACTCTTGGTTCTCCACTTCTGCTTACCCCAAGACTTTAAGCTCTTCTGAGATTTAGCTAGTGCCATACTATCAGCACTCACATCCACATTCGCACTTACGATTAAGTACAGCACAAATTATACGCTTAATATATGATTTTACTTTAGTAATCATTTGTATCCCCCACCTTTTGCTTTATATTGCTTTGCAACCATCTGAGCTTTCCTGGCGCTCCATTGTCCGGGCTTTCCACCTTTCCCGCCAGCTTTAACGGAAGCAACAAGGCGCTTACGCATACTAGGCTTAGTATAATTACCCGCTGCATTAACTGTAGACTTTTTGCCTGATTTCACCACGGCTAATCCCCATATCGTGCAGTTCTTTGTCAGATAGATTCATAAGAATCCAGTAGTCTGCCCTGCGTTGTTGACTGTCTTGAATACGCTTCATTAACTTTTTAAACATATTGCACTACTCCTTTATTAATTGTGCAGGAGTAGTTATACACATTTTATGTCAGAGTACTACATACAAGTTTGCATACCCGTTATGTACTAAGTTCGATTAGGATCAAAGTACTCTTCTACAGAAACAATAACTTCCATAGTGTTTGTTGTTTCACCATATACCATAATCTTATCACCTGAATGTAGATTAAAGTAACCACCATTAACTAAATTAACTACAGAGTTACCAGACATACTCAGTCCATTAGCTATGTAGTGATATGCATTATCTTCAGCATGATAGAACTGTACATACACCTTCTTAGTAGCATTGTTGTTATTACTAATGTGTAGATACCTAGTAATAGCACTGAAGTTAGCAGGGCAAGTATATACTGCAGTAGCACTGGCATCTGCAGAAGTAGATGCTATAGTGTACCCCTGTGTATGAAACTTGGACTTGCTTAAGTCAGGCATCTAGTATTACTTCTTATTCTTGAGGTTATTAGTTTGTGATTTAACCATACCACCCAAGTTGTAAGACATAACCTTACCACCAGCAGCGTAACCCTTCTTCTTCATGGTCTTACCACCATTCTTCATAGGCTGGGGCTTAGACTGTTGCATCATACCTTGTTGACGCTGCATGTCAGCCTTAACTGGATCATATGCACCAGTCATACCGCCCATAGCGTAACCCTTCTTCTTCATGGTCATACCACCCTTAGCCATGTAACCCATCTTATTACGTACAGACTTAGGTAACTTCTTTACACCAGCTTGCTTAGCTGTAGGTTCCTTTAAAGCCCCACCAGCAGCGTATCCTTTTTTCTTCATGGCTCCACCTTTAGCCATTCCCTTTTTCTTCATGCCATTCTTCTTCATCGTAGTCTGCCTCACTGTATAAATTGTTAAACACTCGTTGCGTATCCCATACATACTCTACATTCTGCTTAGAGTGAAACGTATGTTGGTTAGGTAAAAAGTCAGGTGCACCTTCTCCTGCTTCAAACCACGCTGGGTGAGTTACTCTCACTCTGTTGTTGGGTAACGCAACTATGTTACCTGTGTAGTTACCTGCATCAAGTAACTCAAGCACATGTGACTGCTTGTGTTGGGCAGGGTCATCAGCTACCTCACTGTCTGTGTAGTCAACTGTGAAGTAATACTTACAAGGGTAAAACTCACCATCTACTTTAGCTATCCACGGCGCTGGGCTGGCCCGTTCTATCTTATATACAGAGTGACTGTGAGACATACAATCCCACGGCTGGGCCATATAGGGTGGTAACTCTTCAGGCCATTCCTCTAAAGGTGTATCAGCTACCAGTGCTGTAAGGGGCATCCTAGCCCACATAGCACCACCATGTACATTTTCTTCTTCTTCTTCTTCGCATCCAGTAAACAACAGTT